GAACGCCTTTTAATCTGCTAGCACCAGTACTTGTAGAACCCAACGTTAAAGAACCCGATGTAGCAATTGAAGCAGTAGCCGACGCAGAAACGGCTGCAACAATTTTTCCATACTTAGATCGCTTTGCAAGTACTTGTAAATTAGATCCAGTTACTAGAAGTAATGCCGTAAGCCAACCACCATCAAACATTTCAATGTTGCCAGATCCAGTTCCATTAATTTTAATTTTACCTAATGTGCCTGATGTATAATCTAATGTTACGGCATTTGACCCTATATTAAATAGGTTCATTGTGCTCGGCATTGTTGGGTTTGTAATTACATTGTCTGTTCTAAAACGAAGTTCAACTGACTGTACAGATCCAGTATAATTTATAGTAACAGTACCTGTAGTTGTTCCAATTAAATCCAGTGCATAATCAAAATTCAATTTTTCATATACAGGTGCTCGGTCTAATCTCGGGCCGCCATATTCATTGATTGATATCATTGATTGAGGAATACCATAACAAGATAATAATGCTTGAACACTGCGTTTAGTACCTTTAGATTTTAATAGCAAAGGCAAGTTATTTACAATACGTCTCCACACTGTATATGTCATATCTCGGCCTGGTACACTAGGATCTCCAACAGAAATAGACCCAGTTAATGGTGTTCCTGTTTCCGATGTACCTAGTACATATTGCCATAGATCCTGATATTGATTTCCGTCTGTTAAGTTCCAACCAAATTGTTTTGCTACTGAATATAACAATTCATTTGGCATTCCTAATTTAGGATTTTCTTCTCGTTTATTGGTTTTAGACATATGATTAATATACGTATATAGTATATCATAATGATGTCCTAACATATTAACAAATGTGCCTAAATCGACATTAGCTGAATCAAATCGAATATATTCCGGAATTGCTGCGGTTAATGCATTCAAGTTTAAAGTATCATATAATGATGCTGACACTATTAAATTATCAAACCAAGTTGTAAATTGTGTACTAGTAGTAGAAACCAAAGCATATGGATATGTACTAGTTGATTTTGGTACAGGCGTTATATAACTGCCAGTAACATCAGCTACATTTGGAGAAACGACTGGTATTTCATATGTTGTTAATATCGACGATGATTGATAGTATAAATATTGTTCGAATGCATCAAATCCACTAACTAAATTAGTTTTAGTTGTTGTATAATCAACTACATTGGTTGTTGCAACACTTCCTGATAATTGAGATACTACTAAACTCTGTGATGTATAATATTCTAATAAATCTAATTTATATTTAAAATTCTGCAATCTTTCAGTAGCTGAACTATAGAATACAAAGTTATTAAAATCTGAATAATCAATGTTTAATTTCATTCCAGCTAAACTGCCAGAAAAATATGCATCAACAATTTGCTGCGATGTTTGTACAGAAGATCCTAATAAATCATTCCAATTTTTAAGCCCAGTTTCTGACGATATATTATATGATGCATTTGCATACCAATTTGGATTTGCTAACTTATTTGTACGGGTTGCAATTACATCTGGTGCAATTTGAACTGAATCAATATATGCGTCTTTTAATTCTTCAACTACCCAACATTTGAAATCAACTTCGATATCTGACGGTAAAGCTTCATACAACTTAACATATAAATAATCGCCAATAACTACACTATTAACAAACAATATGTTTTTATTTCTACTAAAATTTAGTAAATATGATTTATAAAAAGTAGACGCGGTTTGTTGTACGGTATTAATATAATTAGTAATCTGTGATAAAAATTTCGGATCGGTACCGTCAATTGCTCGAAGACGGATCTCTTTTCTATCCGGGGATATTCCGTCAATCCTTAAGTATTGTTTATCATAACTACCAATTAAGTTTTTAAAGAAATTAACAACAATATTAAAATTTCCAGAGGTTAAATTTAATTGTTTAAATTCATTGTATAAATCAATAGCAACCGGTGGCGATGAGAATGTTATTAATTGATTTGTAATCGTATCTCGGTATTCTGGAATCTTAGTTAGTTTATGTACAGAATGATTAGCAGTGATCCACGTATTATTATTATAAACATGTAACTCGGTTCTAGAATCAATTCCCTGTGCTGCAATTTCTGGATTAAAATAAATAGACTCATCAGCATCAAAACTTAAGAGCCTTGTTTTACTCTGAGATAAACGCTCCGCAGAAACAGAGCCATTTTTAGCTTGTATTTGTGCGGTATTTTTATATTGATCTAACATATTTTATATTTCTTGATTCCAGTTATCTACATTTTTAGATGCATCTGTGATTACCCAATATGATTGATCTGCAATTAAAATATGGAAAATATTATTTGGTTTATCAACGCCTCCTACACTAATTCCTATTCCAAATACATCGCCAATTTCAAAATCTTCATTCGTAATAATTTCATCTAAATAAATTGTTTGAGCTGAATCAGGTCCTGGCCAGATAGACCCGAAAACATCCGGTGCGTTTCTACTAGTAGTAGCAAACGGTTCGCGCCAAGCTCTATTTAATGGGTAATCTGGTCCACTTTTTATTAAACTAAAATAAGTTGTTCCATACCCAGTTGGTGCTACGTATTGATGCTTTAATTTAATTCTAAATCGTAAATCTTTGCCCGAGTTTTTAATTTCTTTAGTTATATAATATCCGTTATTTACTCGTTGTGGCAATCCATCTTCAACTTCATCCATTAATATCCCAGAATAGAAATTAGCACCAGCTGAAACAGGCGCTTGATCTGGCTCTAAATCAGCGCTAGGTTTATATCTTGCAAATATTGGATCTACATCTAAATTATCTAAGTCAATATTCAAATCAATTGATGCATTACTAGTCGTAGTACGTACAGATACTGGGAAACTATAATATTGAAACTGTGTATTAATAACCCGTAATATCGAATTAGTAGTTATTTTAGTTGTTACTGGTTCTATAATTAATAGCGGATTTGTTTCAGAATTTTCTTGCAATATAATATTCCCGGCGGAATCCCTAGGGATAATTGAAGTATTATTCGAAGTTACAGTTAGACCTTGTTGTTTGTATTTTGCTTGTTGAGCTAATGAAACTGGGTCTGGCTTCAATCTACCAGAAACTGATACTAAATCCGGTCTTACATTTTCAAGATCTTTATTATATGTATTATCCATTATCTGATTACTTTAAAATAAATTTGGTCGTCTACATACTGTGTAGTAAAGCCATCTTTAATCTTAAATTCTAAACGATAATAACGTTCTGGCATAAGGCCATTTAAATCTAAGTAGACAAAATTACTAGTAGTATCGCAACTCACTTTATTATAAATATCATCAAAAGGAATTATGGCTTCATCTGTAGCGGCATCAAATACTGCGTAACTAGTTGTAGCCGGCAAGAATTTTACTGTTTGTTCCGGGAATAAATTAGTAGGAGATTTTTGCGGATATTTATCTCTTGTATATATTCTAATTTTAGCTATCTCGGTATCTTTATACGTTGGTTTAATATTGGTATATACTATATATGACTCTAAGTTAGCCGCGGCCAATGATCCCGTTGTAAAAGTGCTATTATCCCAGTACATCGTTAATCTAGGAACATATATTGTCTGAGTTTCACGACTGAAAAATCTAACATACCCTTTTACAATATCATTTAATTCATCGGCATCAGAAAATTGAATTAAAAATCCATAATTAGGAATAGTAGCACCTCCACTACCTGATACCCAAATCTTTACGGCACTAGTAACATCCATATTAACATCAGATGGTCTATAAGAAAATGATTCAGATGTTTGTAAACCAGCAGTTGCCCCTAATGATGCAGATTGATACATCCACGAACCGCCACCAGCACCACTTCCGGATACATACAATGAGCTAGACCCAATTTGTATATTCTGACTCGATGATATCCAAGTATTAACAGTATTACCCATTTCTGGATCAGACCACGTTGCACCATCGGTTGTAGCAGCTGCTAAATATCCTGTACCATTTATCCAATTTTCTCCTACTAATTTAGCTGTTACAGTGTATTCAGCCGGCAGATTTTTTGCATGAGATGTATATAATTGCAATACGAATTTAGAGTCATTTACTGTTTTTCCATAAGTAGATAGAGATGCAGAAATTTCTGTCATATCAAATTTAACAAGACTTCTTGATTTTAAAAGAGTTGAACCATCGGTATCCAATCGTTTCCCAATTTCTAAGATTTCATCTAATCCAGTATTCTGTGTTGGTACAGATTCATACAACGTTGCATCTTTTTCT